CTCAACTCATTGAATCTGCAAAGTCGATGATTGCCAAAGAGGGAGTGACGGATTTATCCGAGGATAACATGTTTGATGCACAGCTAATCGTTGATTATGCGGAATGGCTGTGGCGCAGGCGTGATTCCAAAGAGGGAATGCCGAGAATGATTCGCTGGAACCTCAATAATCGGATTTTTGCCCACAAAATGCAGGAGGGTTAAGGCATGGATGATGTATTGACTCTCCTGAATGTAACCACAACGAAAGATTCACGCGGGGTTTTGCACAAGAGCATTACCTCGCGCGATGTTTTTTGCAAACGTCAAAGCGTAAGCCGGAATGAATTTTTTGACGGAGGCCGGAATGGATTGAATCCAGAATTCATGTTTACGGTTTTCTCCGCTGAGTATTCCGGCGAAACCCTCTGCAAGTACAACGGCAATACATATGCGATATACCGCACGTATTTAGCGGATTCGGATTATATCGAGTTATACGTGCAGAGAGAAGGGGGCGCGAATGGCAGTAATTAATGCGAATCGTTTTAATTTTGCGGAAGTCGTTAAAAAATACCTGCTTACATACAACCAGGAATGCGTTGGAGCTATGACCTCTGCAGTCACTCAGACGGCGCGGGAAACCGCAAAAATGCTGAGAGAAACATCTCCGGTAAATCCCAAGGGCAAGAAGTCCGGCGCTTATGCGAAGGGATGGACGTACCAACTCGACAAGGGCAGGCTCACACAAGGCGCGGTTGTTTACGGCAAGGCTCCGACATATCGACTTGCACACCTGCTTGAACATGGCCACGCACTCAGGCAGGGCGGACGCGCAAACCCGCACGAACACATAAAACAGGCGAATCAATACGCACAAGATCGCGCCGTTGATTTGGTCATTGAGAAAATGGAGGCTTTATGACTTACGCAGAAATCAATTCAATCATCGAATCTATCGGCGTGCCCTCTGCCTATTATCAGTTTACAGCTGACACCGCAGTACCCCCGCCGTTTATCTGCTTCTATTTTGATTACGATGCAGATTTACACGCAGACAATACAAATTACCAATCCGTCGCTCATTTAATCATTGAGCAATACACGGACGAAAAGGATTTCGATTTAGAAGCCAAAGTTAAGCGGATTCTGAACGATTCCGGCATCACGTTTACACGGACCGAGACCTACATCGATTCCGAAAAGCTCTATCTTGTAACATATTCCACCAATCTGATCATTACAGAGGAGGATTAAAAATGCCTAATACAAACAAGGTCAAATTCGGCCTGAGTAATGTATATTACGCAGTCGCCACAATCGGCGATGACGGATCCGCAACATACGGCACGCCTAAGCGGCTCCCTGGCGCTGTAAACCTTTCCCTTGACGCGCAGGGCGAGAACACGCCCTTTTACGCAGACAATATCGTTTACTGGACATCATCCGGCTCCGCAGGTTATGAGGGTGATTTTGAGCTTGCACTTATTCCCGACGATTTCAAGAAGGATGTCATGGGCTACAAGGAAGACAGCAACGGCATTCTGTACGAGCCTGCATCTCCTGTAACAAATCCTTTCGCCCTGCTGTTCCAGTTTGAGGGCGACAAACACGGCGTAAGACATGTGTTGTATAACTGCAACGCAGGCCGCGCGGCTATCGAGTCCGAGACAACCACAGATACCACGGAGCCGAAAACAGACACCATTCCCATCACTGCGACATCCATTTACAACGCGGCAACCGATGAGAATATCGTCAAATCCCGCGTTACAAAGGACGATGCGCCGTATGCCGGATGGTTCAGCGATGTCTACACACCCACAGGTTCGGGGGAATAACTCCGTCTAATCGCGTTGGCGAGGCGATTGTCGGCGTGGCGCAGGCCGGTTGATGATTGCCTGATTAGGCGGGTACATGCCAAACGGCGAATAGCAATAAATCACATTACGGAGGTGAATAAGGAATGTACAAACTTGTAAAGATTGGCGATAAAGAAGTCCCGATGATGGCGATGGCAAGCAGTGACGTTTATTATAAGCGCGTTTTCGGTGAAGACCCGCTCAAAATTGTCACAGCGCAGGAGACCGGCGACAGCACAAATCTGCTGTTTCAGATGGGTTTTATCCTCGCAAAACAGGCAGAACTGCGAGACCGTAAAAAGATGATGGCGCTCACCCTGAATGATTATGTGGACTGGCTCGACCAGTTCGAGTATTCCGATTATCTCGAATCACTCAGCGACGTTGCGGCTGTCTACTACGGAAATAAGGCCACCACATCACAGGAAAAAAAAGAGACCGACCAATAGATCGCGAATGGAATTGTGCGCTCCTCATGCTCAGAACCGTCCAAATCGGATTAAGAATCGAAGATTTGGATTATCTGGAGTATGGGGAGCTTTTCGATATGTTTATTGAATCCGGCAACGATCACTGCGAGTACAAGCAGAAAGCAACACAAGATGATTTTGATAAATTCTAAGGGGGACGTATGGCGGCCGGAAGACGTATAGCCGGTATCACTATTGAGATTGATGGTAATACCACAAAACTTACACAGGCTCTTGCGGACGTCGACAAGAGTCTAAAGAATACACAAAATCAGTTAAAAGACGTTGATAAGCTCCTGAAGATTAAGCCGACGAGCATTGAATTGCTCACGCAAAAGCAGGAACGCCTACAAAGGGCTATTGAGGATACCAAAACACGCCTGACCGAATTGAAGGGCGTGCAAAAGGATTCCGTCAAGCCTGATCAGTGGGATTCCGTACAGCGAGAAATTGTTGAAACGGAAGGCAAATTAAAGAGTCTCGAAAAAGAATATCAGAATTTCGGTTCGGTCGGCGCACAGCAAGTTAAGGCTGTCGGCGAAAAGATGAAAGGCGTCGGTGAAGGGTTTGTTGAGGTCGGAAAGAAGCTGACTACACATGTAACCGTCCCGCTTGCCGCCGCTCTCGGTGCGAGTGCAGGAAAATTTGCGGAAGTCGACAAGACCATGCAATTAACCAACTCCACCATGGGTAACACAGCTGAACAGGCCGAACTGCTTAACAAGGCTATGCAGGATGCTGCGGGAAATTCAACGTTCAGCATGAATGATGCGGCCGGCGCTACGCTGAATTTCGCACGTGCCGGCCTTGATGCCCAGCAGGCCGCTGATGCACTCGCTCCGGCAATGAATCTCGCAGCAGGTGAGGGCGGCAATCTGGACGTTGTATCCGGCGGTCTGGTTGCGACCATCAACGGATTTCATGACTCATTTGGAGAGGCTGGAAGATATGCGGATGTATTTGCAAATGCATGTAATAACTCCGCTCTTAACGTTGACAGCCTAAGCAATGCAATGTCGATTGCGGCTCCTGTATTTTCTGCGGCTGGCTATAAAGTCGAAGATGCGGCGCTGTATATGGGCGTCATGGCTAATGCCGGAATTGGAGCGGAGCAGGCGGCAAACAGCTTAAAAACAGGATTCGCAAGGCTCATATCACCCACAGATGAAGCGGCTAAACAGCTTGATGCGCTCGGCATTTCCGTCACAAATTCGGACGGAACGATGAAGGACTCCACACAGATTCAGCAGGAGCTGCATGATGCGTTCGGGCAGTTGTCGGAATCAGAGCAGGTTGCGGCGGCAAGTGCCATTTTCGGCAAAAACCAGATGGCGCCATGGTTGGCGTTGATTAATACGGCTCCCAAAGATGTCACCACTCTGAACGATGCGCTCGGAGAGCAGGGTACAGCCTCTCAGATGGCATCTGATATGATGGGCGGTTTCGGCGGTTCGATTGAAAAACTGAAATCATCCGTTGACGTATTGATGACATCACTCGGTCAAATCGTGGCGAATTATTTGCAACCACTCATTGACAAAGTGCAATCCGCTGTCGATTGGTTTAACGGACTCGACAAAGGCACGCAGGATTTGATTGTAAAAATTGCGTTATTTGCCGCTGTCCTCGGCCCGATCATCACCACAATCGGCGGCCTGTTAATCGGTATCGGTCAACTCCTCACATTTGCGCCTGCAATCGCCGGTGCGGCAGGTACCGCCGGAGCGGCAATCGGTGGAGTCGGTGCGGCGGCTACCGGCCTGATAGCGTCACTCGCCGGTATTATTGCTCCATTCCTTCCATTTATCGCTATTGCGGCGGTGGTAGTTGGTGCGGGCGTGCTGATATACAAAAACTGGGATACCATCAAACAGAAGGCCGGTGAGCTGAAGGATAAGGTATCCACGGCATGGACAAACACAAAAAACAACGTGAAAACAGCGGCTGAGAACATACGGAAATCAGCATCCGAAAAATTTGATGCGGCAAAACAGAAGGTCGGGACGGCCGTCGGAAATATTCAGACAACAGTCTCAAACAAATTCAACTCCGCAAAATCAACCGTAGCCACAGCCGCCGGAAATATTCAGCAGAGTATTTCGACCAAATTTAATGATGCGAAATCCAAGGCCGCAACGGCATTTGGAAGCATTGCGACATCTGTCAGCACGAAGATGAATGACGCAAAATCCAAAGCGGCAACAGTTGCAGGCAATATCAAATCGACGCTATCGTCAAAATTTGACAGTGCCGCCACAAAGGTCGGAACAGCATTCGGGAAAATCAGAGATAAAATCAAGGACAAGATGGATGATGCCAAAGAAGCAGTTTCTAAGGCCGTCAATAAAATCAAGGACAAAATGAATTTCCATTGGAGCCTTCCAAAGCTGAAACTCCCGCATTTTTCCGTATCCGGCAAATTTTCATTAAACCCGCCGAGCATTCCGCATTTTTCTGTATCGTGGTATCGGAAAGCGTATAACAATCCGTACTTATTCACTTCTCCTACAATCATGCCGACCAACGCAGGGCTGAAAGGATTTGGTGACGGAACCGGCGGGGAAATCGTATATGGGCGGAATCAGCTAATGCGTGACATTGCGCAGGCTGTCGGCGGCGGGGCTAACA